ATCAACCGAGACCGGCCTTTCAGCATCGTCTCAGCCGTGTCCTTCGTGTAAACCGGTGAATTGTCCGGATTGATGATCGAGTCACGAATCAAAGCCTTCTCAGCAGCAGCTGCGACCGCCCCACCTTTCTTGACGGCCTCCTGATACTGTCGCATTCGTGCCATCGGCACCGACTGCACGCGGACCACGATTTCAGGCTCGAATGGCAGCGGATATTCTCCAACGTCTTCCGCTGATACTTCGGCCAACAACTCGGATGAAAAATACTTCGTCACGGGTATTCCTTTCGGGAAATTCAAACCAACCAAATCAAGCCACTGGAGCAGGCTCAGCCAGCTCCGAGGCGTAGGCCTTTTCCATATACTCCAACCACTTCTTTGTCTTGCCGTCGAGTCGCTGGACGCCGTCAGCTTTTTGCAAAGACTTAATGGACTCGATGAGCGTTTTCCGCCTCTCGCTGCCGAGGAACTTCATCGTTGCCGCGCGACATTCGTCATCATCTGGCGTCGCGATCCCACTGACGCACAGCATCCACGCATCCGGGTTATCGATGACCGTGCCGGCGGGAATAACCACAGTCGGCACGATGTCGCCTTTGACATCTGCATCCAAATAAATCGGATTGACGGCTTCACCGTCGTTCAGCATTCGGGCCTTCATGTGATCAGATCCTTCACGGGGTTAAATTGAACAGTCCACGGTCTGCCGGGGATGCCCGGAAGCATTCCCCGGCCTCCCGTGACGGAGACGGAGACGAAAACGGATTAAACTGCGTTCCAATCGGTCTTAGTCAGAATTTCGAATTCAACTTTACCCATCCAACCCTCGCCGCGTTTGCCCGAGGCCGGCAACTTAGTTGGCAACAGCGATAGCACAATGGTGGTCCCGGCCGTCCCAATAATTACCGAAGACGCCAAAGTCGCCCCGCTGTTAAATGCAATCTGCAGAGCGATCTGCGTCGCATTTGTCGGATCGCGAATCAGATCCGCCGTGATCTTGCCGCCACCACGCAGCCCGCTAAACACCTTCGCCAAGTAATTGCTTGAGATGTCTCCGTTTTCATATGTCAGGTTTTCGCCCAGATCAATCTCAAGATTTTCAACGCCCGGCAGCTCAGTCAGAGTAGCCGAGACCGTGATTTTGAGCATTGAACCTTGAACTTTAATTGTCGTTGGAACAGCCATAGGATTCAGCCTTTCAGAAGATCATTGATGTCGTTGATAATTCTCTGCCGAACCTGCGGCCTCAGTTCATTCCACTGTCGTTCAAATCGTTGACCAGTTTGAGTCTGGCCTGCATATCGCACAGCAAACCGAATTCCGACGTAAGCTGTCGCCGCCGTCGTTTTGTAATAAATCCCGGACCTAGTTCTTGTCAAATTTGCTGGCGTCTTGCTCCGAAACTTCGCCGCCAACCATGCCGCTTGATCTGCAACCACGTAAGCCAGCTTTACTTCCAAATCAGTAATCAGTTCTTCTGCAGTCACGGCCCCACCAAGCCAGAACTTCCTGTCTTGATTTCACTTCCTTGAATCTGATCAATCCTGTCCAAAGCTTTTTCAAACGAATTCGTGATAGCATCGATCTGTTTTGTCTGCTGTGTTTCTTGCTGGTGCATGCCATCTAAAATTGCCTGCCGTTCTGCCGGAACCAATTTGAATACAGCAAGCCAAACTGCACCACTGAGCAGACCAAGCTGCAGCAGCGCCACCACGTTTGAAAATGGCTGACCCTTAAGAAACTCTAAAAGAGCCCGGACCAAATCAATCGGATTCATTGTTATCCGTTCCAGACCGCTTGCTTGCCGCTTATGTCCGAGTAATTTGTGGCGTTTTCTTCGATCCTTCGCAGTTCCACGCGGAATCGCTGAAGTTCCACTTCGCCCACACACACAATTTGCCAGACCATGCCCCGCACCGTTGCCGTAAGGCTTGCCAGCGCGTTTGCGTGATAATCTTCATGGAGCCGCAAGGCTCCCTGATGTTGTGCTGGACCGTCGCCGAAATCACCAACGGTTGCCGGGTCGATTGTCACAATCGCAGTGTCGATTGTTGCAACCGTGGTTCCTGTTTTACTGACAAGCACGACCGTTTCGCCACGCAAGAATTCACGCGCCGCATGTGCTGCGATTCGTGCCCCCAAGAGTGGTGAAACCATCGTAAACTCCCCAGTCAAACACTACCTGTCAGACTAACAACGTTTCCGTGTCCGCGATGCTGTCCGTCACGATCAAAGACACCCCGTCGAAGTCGATCGGATTCGGCGCCGGTGATCCCGTCGGGCTGTAGGTCGTCCGGCTCTTGCGGAGCTGAGCACGACTACGACGCGACATAGCAATTGCCGTTGGCTGCATCGAAGAAGGAAACAAGGCCATTGCGGTTTCCATCAAGGCATCCGTGAGCCCCTTGCCGGAATCTGCGGTCAGATTTGCGATCCGAACCACCGCATACTTGCTGCCGACCTGAATGCCTAAGTGCGCTCCAGCGTCTCGGACGTTCGCAACCATTGACTTTGAGTTTGCACCCAAGACAAGAGATTGAAACGTCTGCCCGATCGTGAAGTTGATATTATTGCCGCCGTTGACGAGCGGATCACCAGCACCGACCAGCGACATTGCTGCGTCGTCAGGAGTGCTTGCAATCAGCCACACCGAAGAACCAGTCGCGGCCGTTGTACCGGCAGCATTGACGACTAGTGCGTCTGAGGCGCCGTCATAGTTGGTGTCATTTGCCAACCCAGAAAACCCGCCGGAGTTGCCAGGGCTTACGGTGCCGTAAAAAACCTGCCGCTCAAAAATAAACAGAGCTTGACGCAGCTGGCGTGACGTGCGGTGATCCATCCACGCCTCTTCCCCGCTTTTGTAAGCAAGACATTCCGCACGGTCTTCAATGACTTTTGCGTCTAGATATTTAAGCGTCACAGAAGTCTGTGTGCTACTTCCCGCCGTGTAGTCAGCACCGTCATTTACGGCGCGAAAACCAACCGTCGGCGCTCCTGTTTCAATGTTAAATTTGTGAAGCGTTCCATTGCTGGAAGGCATCGCATTCAACGCGGCCAGTACCGGCGCTGCGTTTAGAATGTTGGTCATTTCCGCAGGATTCACATCGTTCGAATTGAACAGAATCAACTCTGCCAAGGTGGTCAACGTATCAGCCATAAGAGCATTCCTTTCGAATGCTCCGTTGCCGCACTTTCACAAATTGAAAAAACCCTGCCGCCGGAGAGCGCCGGGCCTGATAGCTATTCAGGGAACCGGCCTCCGGCAACGGAGACGAGATGTTTCAGGGTGGCAGTTATGCGGACTGCTCCGCGTCAATTAGCGTGTCGGCTTGTTTGCGCGAAACGCTTCCGACAATGACTTGTGGCTTCCCTCACCGGAAAGGTTTACAGGCGTTTTTTCTCCGGCGTTCTCTTTCAGCAGACCGGCATAGGCTGATTTCACCTGTGCGAGCTCGGCAGAAAGATCCTGATTGACGCCTTTGACAGATTTCAGATGCTGCAGCAGAGCGGTCTGGAACGGAATTTTGTCGCGGAACATTCGAGCGCCTTCAGCGTCACCGAACGTTTGCATATATTCGCCGAGATCCTCAGTTCCAAATTTTTCAACCTGTGGCTGAGGAACCCCGTCTGGCTCGGCAACCGGATCAATGTGATCTTGGATTGCCGCTGTGTCTTCCGCCGGAACAGTGTCGCCCGGCAGGGTTTCAAGTTCGGCCTCAGTGGCCGATGGTGTTGCCGCGTCTGGCATGGATGCTCCTTGGTTGGCAAAATACTTGGTTAAAAAGCCATCAATGCGAGCCCGGACCACGGCGGGAGACGCATCGCCAAAATATGTGGACAGCAAGGCTGTCGCCTGTGCTGGTAAATTTCGGAGATCCGGCTCCGACAGATCGAACATGCCGCCACGAGTCGCCGCCGGCTCATCGACGACATCACCAGCCCGGATGGCTGTAAACTTCATCGGCCAGCGCTCAAGGCTTCCGGATGCCTCTGATTTGTTTTCAAACTCCATCAAATTGTTCATGTCCAGTTCAGTCGCAAGACTGACCCCAAACATATCCGGCTCGTTTTCAGCCATGTCCATCACGTACGTTCCGAGATCGCCCTGCGGAGATTTAAAAGCGGCGTCGGCAATGTGCAAATCCGCTCTCAGGGTTCCGTTGTCTAACTTAAAATTCTTCCACCGGCCCAAATAGCTCCCCATGCCATCGGAAGACATATTTGGGTGCGTAAATCGTGCCTTAAGCCCATTGTTTCCACGAGTCGCGAAGGTGTACGCCTGCTGCAGACTGTCCTGCGTCACTGTCCAGTTGCGTGAATCGCCTTCCCCAAGATTCCCGATTTGCATCAATGACGCACCGAAAATTACGCGCGCCGTGCGATCCACACGAACGGGGGCCGCGACATTTGTCGATGTGCGAAACAATCCGGATTGCGGTGGTGTTGTGAGTGTTTGCATAAATTCAGCCCACCCCTTTCTGATCTGTCGGCACAACGTCTTCGCTGTAAATCGGCGGAAGCTGATCTGAATTCATCGGTGGATTTGTTTCGCTTGTCGCGTTCGCGTCCGCCAAATAAACCATCGCCTGCTGGCTCCACTTTTGCACAAAGCCAAGCTCCGAAAGTTCGTCACGTTCTTTCTGGATTTCGCGCACGTTATCGACGTAATCTCCGAAGCCGTGTTCATCACAAACATCTTGCATCGACTTAAGGCCAGCAGCTACCGATCGCAGTGCCGTGTCGAGTTCTTCCTGTGGCTTCCACCACGCAACGCCGCGCGGCACCCATCGGAACGGAATGTCAGTAATCTGCATGGAATTTGGCAACGCAATTTCACCGGTGCCGCCCATGTCCACCGGGACGCACCATCGATAGAATCTGCTGATCGCCATCTTCCGGTGAAGGCGATCTTGCGTTTTTCTTCGCGCATAACACGCACGTTCAAACAGCAACCACGCCGCACGAGATCCAAAAAAGTTCGTATGAGCTTCGTCAAAAAAGTTGTAAGGCAGATCGAGAGACTTCAACGCCACCTGAGCACAAAGTTTCAGAAATTCCTGTGTGTTTTGTGCTGGGTTGCCAGACTGCACCGAGGTGACAGTTTCCCCGACATCCAAATCAATTACCGCGGGCCCGTCGCCGAAGTCCACGACTCGCGCGGATCCTTCTTGCTGCTCACTGGTAGTCGTATCGAATTCATCGAATGCGTCTGCAGCTTCGTTTCTAGCAAACGCAACACCGAACAGCTGATCGAGCTTGACCTTCGCCCGCATGTGATCGAACGTTTCATCCAAATCGCGAAACTCATTGATTGCCGCAACGATCGGAGACTGTGGCCTGATCTGATTTGGGCGGCCTTCAAACTGGCAGTGTTGCCAAACGTTTTTTGCAGCAACGACTCGACCTGTTCTCTGGCCTGAAATCGGATCTTCTTCGATGAAGTTCCACGCGACGACCTTGCCGCCACGTATCTTTGCGCCGTTGATCCATTTTTCGTTGACGTTGCGGCGATTCGTTGGATTCGAGCAATAACTGCCTTCAACCATTTGCAGCGTGCCGTCGCTGACTTTGACGAAAAACGCATCGCCCGCGAGCAGTTTTTGCGCCTCGGCAACGCGACGCATGTCGTCCCAGTCCATTCGACCAAAACTGTCGATTGCTTCGGGCTCAGTGTCTCGCTTCATCAACGATTTGAGCGCATCATTCAGACCACGGTCGTCCGTGCGCGGCTGAAAGTCCCACAGGCAGCAATAGTCGAGTGTGCGGCGAATGGCCCAAGCCATCAGGCCCATATTTCGCCAAACATCGAGCGCGTTTGCGGCAAGCGATTCGCGGCGGCGGTCCGTCAAAAGTCGATCTTCAAGGACGACCCGCGTCGTCGTCGATCGGCGTCTGTTTTTTGGGTTCAGCGCCTGGTATGTGGCATCTCCAACAGAGGCGGCAACGCTCGTCATCAGCGCCTCCCCATTGCGGGAGTGTTGAATCGAGAGCGAGACTTTCTGTAACCCAAGGCCCGATCGAGTTTAATCAGTTGCAGCTCGATTTCTTTGGGCGAATTGAAAGTAGTCGCCGAGCCATCGTGCGAATCCGAGCGCACGCCGCTAGCCAGCAGGGCGATCAGTCGTGTGCGTTGTTCGGCTTGTGTCTCGGTTGCCATGCCCTGAGGATTACAATTACTTTTTCACGGCGTAAGGCTGTTAATTGGGGTTTGCAGTTTCAGGCACATATTCGTATTCGCGGTCGATTCTGCATTGGCCACAAGTCTGACATTTTGTAGGCCGTAAATTCACTGCCGTGTAGGGCTTTCCATCCGGAGCTACCCCGTAGCCTTCGACTCGGTTTTTTTCCTTGTAATGCGTCCGTTCTGTCGAGTCACAAGCACGACATCGACTTGACACAAACGTCACAACTTCGCGATCTGCTGTTTTCGATCCCGCTGGACGACCGGTTTTCTGTTTCTGTTCCATTTTGGTTTCTCCGTCAAACTTTGATCTGAGTTTCTCGCCGTTTTTTAATCTGTGTCTTGTTCATCGCCACGCTTTCCAGCACCGACCGCGCGACAATGTTCCCAACGTCCGTATCGAAAAAGTGATTGTGGCCGTGGCGTTTCCACTCGCTTTTTCCAGTCTTGTGATCCACTTCAAACCGCTCGTTATTGAGCTGCGTTGCAAATTCATTGTGGGCCTTCGGATCGGCACCAAACAACGTGACAGAGCCTTTGTTTCTGCTGTAATCCCCTGCCAGCGGATGGATCAAAAAAGACCCGTGAGACAAATGTTTGAAGTGACTAGGGCTGAAGTCCACAACCCTCAGCGTCTGTTTTAGATACTTCTGTTTTGAAAAATACCACGGCGCACCAGTCAACGAAGGCTCAAACTCTTCGGTCTTCGGCTTCCGCGACCACAGCGAAAGCCCCATCGCTGGCCGCCAATGTGGACCTGCAGACAAAATAAACTCGTAGACCACCAGCCGAGGATTCTTTGACTTCACGTTGCCCTGATATCCGCAGTCAACCAACGCCAGAGACAGATCGCAGTTTTGCTCGATCACTTCACGCACGCGATGCAGACCTCCGAGAATTGCTTCCTCTGGACCAATCATGTCCGGCTGCTCCGTCGCTGTGGCTCCGTAAGCAATCACGTCGCGGATCCCGTGCGGCCCGTGCGCGTTGACGGACCAATTCAGCACTCGCAGCCCAACGTCCACGTGGGCTGTCACGTACTCCGACCATTCTGGCAGCACCCACTTCTCTCGCCGATTGCAACGCCCTTCGTATCCGGTCGCGGATCCTCGGACAATCCCAATCGACAGCGGCACCTTTTCAACGTCGTCAGTGTCCGACGGCAAGCACCAGACCTGCTGCTTCAGCACAACATCCGCCGCCGCTGGATCGTCTGACCGTGCAGCCTGCCATTCCTCCATTCCAAGCAACGCCACTGGGCTCAATAAATTGTGGAACGCTGACCAACGGAACCCGAGCGTATCTGTCTTTGGTGGATCTCCGGCCACCGTGCCATCTGGCTTAATCTCCTGCCCGCGATGCACCAAAACCGCATCGCCATTCATTTCAATCCGGTGATCTTCCGTCAGCAGCTCCGCGCAGTCGGGACAAGCAAACGCCGCAAGCTCTCCGGCCTCAATCTTTGAAGTAGCCGCGTCCCACCCCACAAGGTGCTCGCGCTCAGGACTTACCCAAGCTTTACAATGCGGACATCGGCACGCGATCCTCGATGCTGTTCCGGCTGAAAATTCTTTCCACGTTCGGCCTGTCTTTTTACTCACCGTGCATTCCATGAACGCCCGGCCCTCCAACCCGTGCGACCGTATTCGGCCTTCGAGCTGATCGACTTTGTTCTGGCCTTCCTTCGATGTCGCGGACACTTCATCCAGCCCGTCGGTCTCTGTGATGACTAGAATTTTGGCCGTCGATGATGCTCTCTGCTTATCCGAGCCACCGCCGCCCATAAACTGCAGAGTCTTGCCGTTTCGGAACAGCACCAAAGTCGGATCGCCGCCGTGCGATCCAGATCCGCGCACCGGAAGCAACGCAGCGTAACGACTGCGTTCAATCAGCGGCCGGATGTCTTTTTTCCACTTCGCCGCCGCCATCCCCAGATCCGGAAGGCCAACGATCACGTCTTCCTTGACCTCAAAAATATAATAGAGAATGAGGAAGGCAAAAGCGTGCAAACTCTTGCCGCTTTGTGTCGGCCCGGTGATCACATGCCGCCGCCACTTTCCTAGCTCAGCCAAGAGCAAACGAGCGTAAGGCAGTCGATCAATCCGATACCTTCGGCCCTCGGCAGGACCGGACGGCAGACGCAGCTCGTCCTCAGCCCAGTCGCCGATCGAACGAAGGCGTGACGGACGCGCTGAAGTCCAGAAGTCTCTGACAATCCGAATCGATCTGCTGCTATTTTGTACGGTCGAAATCAATCGCTTCCAATTCGTCAAGCAGTTCAAGCACCAGATCCAGCGCATCCCGCCCGTGCTTGCGTTCTAATTTCTCAAGACCTGTCCGAAATACGCTAGCCTGCTCTGTCAGTAGTGACCTGACTTCATCGACATCCACCAAATTTTCCGACCGCTCGCCAATCTTAAAGTCTGCAAGCTGGTTCTCGCGATCAATCTTTTCAATTCGCTTCCGCAGATACTGCGTGTTGATGTCGTCATCTTCCCCGGTCGCCCGGTCAATCAAAACCGCTTCCTCAGACCACGCATTTTCCCGAGCCCACGCGATGCACTCTCGGATCACATAATTCCTAGGAGATCCGGGACAGCCACGTTTCAACCAGAATCCAAACGTCCGAATATGGATTCCAAGCGTCTCCGCAGCGTCGTATTGACTCGTGGCAACTAAAGACAAGGATGCAAACCCGTTCCAAAATCGTTTTGCCGAAAATATCTGCGGCGTAGCCAACACCCCAGATGTCGTTTCGTCAGAAAGTACCTTAAGGGGGGGGGGCCAAACCCTGCCATAGATCCCAAAGAAAACCAGCAACCTTAATAGCCAGCGAATACTGGGGAAACAAAAACGACAGCACCCAGCCAAGCGTTCCGACAGTTGATGTGATTGCTGCTTCGCGGGTTGCCGGCGGTGTCGTGGAATTGACGACACGATAAAATGCGGTTGCTGTTTCCTTAATGGCGGCGCGTTCACGATCGGCCCGACGTTGATGCTTCAGCGTGCCACCAAAGGCAGACGGCCCAAACTGATTCAAAGCTGCAGATTGCATCCAGTTTTCGGTCATTTTCATGGCGTAAACCTTACTGTGAGATCCGGAGCATTCAACAAATCCAACGTCACCCAGGTCAGCGAATCGTCATAGCTAATCGCTCTCAAGGTTGTACCGACCTTGATTGGCCCACGCTGCAACGTCACGGCAACCCCCGGATTCAGAGTTATTCCTTTTGCCGCAATGGTCAACGTTCTGTCCGTCCCAGCCCAAGACAGACGGACGCCAGACGATTCCCACGATTGGTCAATAAGCAGCTTGCGCGCTAAGTCAAGCATTGATTCCGGCGCTTGCACATCCACATTCAACAACGACCCAAACGCTGGTTGCGGCTCTGAAGACACCGGCGTCAAGTGCATCGCCAGTGCAGCCATCACTGTCTCAGCGCTAACCGGCGCATTTTCGATAATTGCGTCAGCTGCCGATTCTTCAAATTTTGGCACCTGATCCATATGGTCATCGCTGTGCAACGCAGCCAACTGTTGGACCGGCCACGATTCCAAGTACCACGCTTGCCAGTGCTTGTTTTTATGCTCTGGCGAGTTTCTCAGATGCTTTAGCAGTTTGGCTTGTGACGGCATTTTATCGCCCTCAACGTCCCACGCCGGAGGCCATTCGCTGCGATAAACGGCCGGCTGTAGATGCGTTATTTGCTGATTCGCCTGAATCGCGTATTCATGCGGCACGGACGATACGCTTCGCCCGTGCAATCGTTTTGCTTCTGCGATCGTGATTACGTTGGAAACATCATTCCCTGCTGCGATGAATCTGGCTTTTGCTGCCGGACAATTAGCGCACCACGACTCAGAAACCAGCCACTTCTCCGAGACTTTTCGCGTCCCAGATGTCTTCACGAGCTGTGATCCGGACGATGACACAAAACGAATCGATGGCACCGCAACGACCGAATTCCCAGATTTGTTGAAGTCATCGGGCAGATCCGGACCTGATTGCGCCACCACCAGATGAGCATTCAGCACGATAATGAGAGCCAATGCAGTCATCGCCATTCGTTCCCCTGCTTCAATTCAAAGTGCCACGATTCGCCCGACCTCAACGCTTTAGACTGATCGTCGGCGAAAACGCCATAGCAACCCTGTGGCAGCACGTATTCCTGATCCCCGGCGATCTTCAACACGGATCCGCCGCCGGGCTGTTCCTTCCAAGAATTCTGCATCAAAATTCCGTCCTCGCCATTTGCTGCAACGAAGACACCAACGACGCATTCGCAGTGCGCGGCAGGCTCAGAAAGTCGCGACATGCCGTTTGAATCGCGTTTGCCACCTGTCACTTTTCTCGAAAACGCTCCAGCAAACCCGCACGCCAAAGCGTCCATCTGGTTTTCTATGGTTCGCGCTAAATGAGCGTCGAATTTGTGATTGCAAGCGTCGAGAACTTCCTTCGGAACTCCCTGATTTCCCCACACACGAGCTAAATCTGTGCGGCCGATGGGGTCGTCAAGACTCAAATCAATTGGTCCGTAACGATTGCGAGCGCATGCACCGTACCGGCTCAGAAACTCTGCCGCCCAACCTCCGTACATTCCGCCGCCATTCCCCATCCGTCCCTTGCCGATCGTCATTCTGCCGCCGCCGTAAATTGGCTCGTAGGCCAACACGACAGGCTTGCCATACAAATTGCCGCTGTCGATCTGCTGAAGATACGACAACATGGCGGCGCGATACGTTGCACGCGCTACGCAAGTCCCTGTGTCCGGAGCTGGTGCGGCCGATCGATTTCCGTTCTGAAAATCCGCAGCACGCAATGAAAAATACTTCGTCATCAACTTCGGCAGCAAAACTGACTTAACGCCGCGTTCCTTGAGCCTTGCCCATGCCCCTTTGATGCTTTCGTTGTCGCCGCAAATTGGCTGATTTCCGGCAGCCATCAGACTAACAATCGTGGTGTCTGTCACTGCCGGATCGTACAACGCACCCATCGCGTAACGTTCTTCAGACATTACGGGCCTCTCAACTTCGACGCGATCGCCGATCGGTTAGCGTCTGTGATCTCGACACGCTTGCTCCGCCAATCAGCGACGCGACTGTCGTCCTTAATGCTTCCGGATTGCTTCAGAAGATCCACGATCTGCAGAAGGTGGTCAGTGTGTTGCTGCAGTGCGCCGAACGTCTTCTTTTCGACGCACATCCCCAGCGCGGTCCAGTATTCGGACTCCGCAGGACTGACCACCAGCTGCTGATCAGTATCAACTACGTCTGGCTCGCTCGGCGTTGGAATCACCGGCGTTGGTTGACCTGATTGCGACCACCACCAGATCCCCGCGGCGATCAGGATCCAGATTAAGACGGGTGGCTTTTCGTTACTTTGCGCTGGCATTGGCCACCGCCTTTGCCGACGAAGCGGCCATCAGTTCAAGGACTTTTGCCTGCAAATCGGGCTGGCCTTGCAGCTGAGTAAACAAATCCGCAAGCACCAGAGCCAGCTTGTCGGCTGTGATCGCCTCGGGACTCGTCACCGCAGGCAAAATCCGAAGTTGCTGCAGTAATCCGCGGACCGTGTTCGCGACACTAGCAAAATGGCCCTTTGAGTTAGCCAAATACGCCAACGCAATCAAAGCGCCTGTCTGCCAGTTCAAATGGCTGAGATCGACGTTCAAACCGAACGAATCAGCAGCCGTGCAACCGGGGACGCAGCACAGAATAGCACCGACAAAACAACCGGACCATCGAATCGATTGCATCGCGTCTTTCCTCGCGGTGCGTCTACCTGATTATGAAGGTATCGTGCCTGCGCGAGGTTGTCAACCTGAAATATCAACCTTTGGGGGGCAGCACAGCATCATCCGCAAGCACTAAAGGCCATCGCCGACCGCGCGGTGAACGCTGATTGAGAATCGCCCTAATAAAAAGAAAAATGCCTTTTCAAATCTGATACACAACCAACCCCTCGGAATCCATTCGCCTGTCTTCGCCGGCGATTGTCATCACTGTCCCTGCTGCTAGTCGGCTGTAAATTCGCCCGTCCGTGTATTGATCACTGAGCTCATCCAGCGTCTTGTTGCTCGTGATGATCGTCGGCTTTGTCTTTCGCAACTCAAGCAAATCAAACAACAAATGAAACATTCCCTCGGAGGGCTTGCGGATGCCGAGGTCATCCAAAACCAACAGCGATGCTTCTGCAGCCTTGCGGACCTCGCTGCGGTACGTGTCGTCGCTGCGGCCCATTGATAGGTCAAGCAAAAACGAATCCGCCCGCCTCCAGATCGGCCGTTGTGCGATTCGGTACATCACTGCGGCAAGTCCTGTCTTTCCAGTTCCGACCGATCCGGTGACATAGATCGGGAAACGCGGCGCCGGATTCACTGGCGAGCAGATTTCCCCGAAAACAGCCGCAACCTTGTCGGCGTTCCTGACGCCATCCCAGTCGCAATAGTCGTAACCGGGTGGACCGATTCGCCGATAAGGTGCTGACCGTAGATCACTTATAGGTGATCTTCGCACGCTCGACTCGTGGCCGTCCGTTTGGACCGAGACAGCTTGCCGGATCATCAGTTTCTGTGGTTCTTCGTCCATTGTTGATCGCCTTTCCGTTTGATGCGTTTTCCCTCACCCACTTGCGAGCACTTGCCCGCCAATCTTTCATGCTCGTTTTGCCGACAAGCCAACCCTTTGACTCATAGAAGTCGAAAAAAGAATCAGAATCAACGGCTTTCAGTTCTTTGAAATATGCCGAGACCTCTTCCAAATCCGGCCGGACAAACTTCGTCGGCGGATCCAGCTTGTCCGCCAGCTTCCTCAGCTGCTTTGCTGCTGACTTGTTTTGCGATGGAAAATCATCTGGCCCGAGCCAACTCCTGCAAACTTCCTCGAGAGTATGCACGGACAAAAAATGCGCCACCACATCGGGCTCGTCGTCCTCAAGCAGCTCCGGCACGACGACCTGTGTCGGTGGCTTTTTGTCCTCGCTGACTTTCTTTGCGCCTTTGGATTTTTTACGGTTCGTGGGCGGATCTGGCGTTGGATCCGGATCTGGTTCCCCGACTTCCACTTGCCCAGTTTTCCGTGCGGATCGCGGAGCGTTTGGACACTCCGTTTCCGCCTTCTCTTCGCCGATCATCCGCAAAGCTTCGCGAATACTCTTAGCTTCCGTCAAATTATGCGCGTGCGCATAATTTGAGATCGTCATATATCTAGACGCCTGACCCTGATTGTAATTCCAGTTTTGCCCAAGCCACGTGAGCCACTGACCGTGCTCGATCTGTTCTTTCGCTGCAATCAAATAACGACCGGAATCAATCGCTTTTGTCACCGTCAGCTTTGCGTTTTTCTCGGCTTGCTCCGCTGATTCGTTCGCCATCTCTGCAAGAGTTTCCAGTGGCAGCAAATTCAAGTCGATCAGAGTGTTGCTCATTCAGTTCAATCCTTTTCAAAATCAAAACACATGCGCTTAAGTTCCTCATTCGTAACCGCTTGAAGGCTCCGGAGCTTCGTGCCTTCGGCCATCCTCTGACTCAGATTGCTCTGTCCAAAAGTGGAAGAAGACATCGACTTTGAGGCTATTTCGCCGCCGCCCGTTAGGACCGTCGATTCCTGTCCGCAGTCTTGTTTAAAGTCCTCCTGCTCCAGCTTTCGCCGCCTTCAGGACTCTTCCGACAACTGGCCATCACCTCAGCGCCGGGATCAT